CTTCCGTATGATCATATCAGTGGTAAGACGTTCTCTGTGCTTGTTCTAGGCGGCTATATAGGGGCTTCTAACAACGTGTCTACCGAATCGGTAGGGGCGGTTATTTACCCCACCGTACAAGGCTCTGTAGGTGCCTACTACGTCGATATTGATGGCGATTACCGTGGACGAGATCTGATTATTGGTTACATTTATAACATGGAAGTTACTCTTCCTAAGTTCTTTGTGACACAAGCTGAAGGTCAATCAGCTGCTTCTGATTTTACCTCTGATCTTATTATCCATCGTGTTAAGGTTTCCACCGGTCTTAGCGGTCCAATTAAGTATGACGTAACTATTACTGGTAGACCCGAATGGAGTAAAACTATTGAGGCTACTACTCCGTATAGTTATGACTTAAACAGCGTTAACATGTCTGCTGACGCTATTCATACCGTTCCCATTTATCAACGTAACGAGAACCTCACCTTTAAAATTATTGGTGATACTCCGTTCCCCGTTAGTTTGTTGAGTTTGAATTGGGAAGGTAAATACAACACTGGTTTCTATAGACGATCCTAATGACTGCATCCACCCGTGGTTTTACCTTTAAACCAGCTACCATTAACGACGTATACGAACTAACCAGTCAAATGCTGGATAGAGGTTTGCAAGATTTTGAAAGGGTAGGTCAACATCCTGTCCTTTCACTGGCTTTGTATATCCATGAAGATGACTCCTACCTGATCTACGGACCAGATGGGAGTCTATATGGAGCTTACGGTGTATCGGAAGATAACGCCGTTTGGATACAGATGACAAATAAAGTCAAAGATAATCCGCGCACAACCGTTAGATTCGGTAAAGCGTTAATGGAACATATAAACCGTCCTTATCTTTGGACGACTATTGATATAAAAAATACTGATCTAATTAACTTAGCTAGGTATTTAGGTTTTAAGGTACTACGGGTATTCCCGGATGGACCTGACAATGTTTACTCTATAGAGATTGTACGATTATGGCAATAGGAGCAATCGGCGGACCGATGGGTCTTGGCGGTGGTTTAAACCCTACATCATCTTTTGGCAGCGGCGGATCAACATTTGATCTACGCGGCTTTGGTAGTTCATGGGGCGGCAGTAGCACCGGTCAAACTAACCGAAGCGGTCAATCGCTTAGTGCTGCCTCACAATTGGCTGGTTTTGGTTCCATGATTCCAGGCATAGGAACAGCTTTTGCTGTTGCTAGTTTTGGTTTAGATGTGGCGGGTATGTTTCTAGGGGACACCTCTGGTGAAAAAGCCTACCAAGAGGCTTACCAGAAAGAAATGGATCGGCTCCAAATGGAAGCCAGGAACCGTCAGCGTGAAGAGATGTTCCAAGCTCAACTAGCAATGGTTGAGGGACAATTAGAAAACAACTCAATCGCTGCTTGGGATGCTTGGTCTTCCGAACAAACCCGTCTTAATGAAGTTTACGATAAAGCAGCTTTTACTTCCCAAGCTCTTCTTAAACAGCTTTTGGAAACACGAGGAGTTGCTGCAGCTGGTGAACGTTACGGTAAAAGTGCACGACGTGTAGCCAATGTGTCTACGTTGGGTGCCTTTGGACGCTCCCGTGCTCAACTAACTAGACAACTACAAAGCGAACGGTCGGCAACTGTTCAAAGCATGAAGATGACTTATCGTAGTCTCAACATGGCTAATGAACGTGCTTTGGCTAAGCTTGCCCCAGTTGAGATGGAGTTTGCTCCAGAACCGGCTTACACTGATTTCAGTGAACCCGCAATGGTCACTGCTCTTAAGATTGGTCAGTCCGCTGCTAACGCACTTAAAGCCGGTTATGAGATGACCCCAGGTGGTGATAAATTCTTCGGTAAAACAAAACCGATGAAACAAGTTAAACTTGCAAAAGCTTAAAAAATGAACGGATTTCAAGAACAACAGTTGTTTTCCGGTGCTGCTAGAGTCCAAGGATTCCAGCCACTAGAAACACCGGATTTAACAGCTGGCCTACGGGAAAACGCTGGAACCCGACAAGCTAATTTGAAACGGTTGGCTGCTGAAGAGAATCTGCGCCAAGCTAATGCTATCAACAGAAAGGTAGAAGTTTATGAAGCTATTGGAAACTTAGGTATTCCTATGGCTAAACAGCTAGCTGAATTGACTGCTAAAAGCTTTCTTGATTCTCAAGCAATCCAAGCACAAAACGACTATCGCAAATCTAAAGATCTTGGTACCACACCTGAGGGTACTCAAGCCTACGCTGAGTTGTTAGAACAGGCACGTAAAGAAGGTGTCATCACTACTGAAGCCGCTTCCCAGCTGGCTAAGCAAGGTGGTTCTCTTGAGCAGATCAACTACATTAAAGGTCTGCCCAGGTATCGCCAGTTGTACGCCATGCAAGCGTATCTAACTGATAAGCGTAACAACCTACCTAATGCGTGGCAGCAGTTCAGAGCAACCGACACTCAGCAGTACACTGACATTAACGGTCAAAAGTTTACTGTTAAGGATCTGGAACTTAATCCTGACAAACATCGTTCTAAAATTGTTTTTGAAGCTTTTACTCAAAAGCAATACCTTAAGGATGGTTTTAGTCAGCAATTTAACCCTAACCCTGAAGTCTCTCGCATTTATAACGAGGGTCTTAATGAGCTTCAAGATAGCTACCTCACAAGTGTTGACAGTCGAATCAACATTCAAACGTCTGAAGAACTTGTTAACAGTGGTATCCAAAACTTTCTGTCTAACGGAAACTACAACGATCTAGTTCGTGCTTACATGAACTCTTATGATCCTAAGACTGGTAAGGTCCGTGACAATGCTGCAGCACTAGCTGCTGCTGAGGCTACTATCGTTGGATTGTATGCTTCTGGTCAGATCACTCGTGAACAGGCTGTAGGTGTCCGTACTCAAAAGGTTGAGTGGGATAAAAAGGGACGTGACTTTGATAAGTTCTACGCTAATCGTCTTTACGCTAAAGATGGTTTGTTTGCCCAGATTAACGCAGTTGACAAGCGTAAGCTAGACTTTGCTGAAACTGAAGATCAAATCAAACAGCAACAGTTTAAGGATGCTTTCGAGGCTCAAAAGAAGCGGTTGCTGGCTGAAGGTCGTCGGTTTACCAACCAAGATGTGCAAGATCTTGTACGTTTTGGTCAGGATGAGCTTGGTTTGTCCATGAGTGACATGAGCTTCATGTTGCAAGACTACGTGACTGCTCAAGAGGCTGATGATGAGGCACAGATGCGTCGTCTTCAACCTATCATTGATCAACAAGGTTTTGTCGAAATGTCAGACCTTGAGGGTGTTAGTCCTGAGCTTGTTGCTAAGCTTAACCAGCAACGATTGATTCGTGATCAAGGTCTTGAGGACCTGACTACTAATAATAAGCAGGAAGCTCGTGATACTATCCGGGCGTTCACTGGAGCACGAATTAAGATTGAAGAAGGTCAACCCGAACCAGTTGAATTTGTCCGTCAGTACAACAACGCTTACCGCGCTTATGAAAGCTACATGCGTGGCTACATGCTTGGCGGTATGACACAAGACGAAGCTCAGACTTTAGCAATTAAAAAGTTAAACGAAAACAACGCACAAGGTACTTACACTAGAACTGACCTGCGTCCTATTCCTAACTCTAAGTTTGCTAACGATTTGTCTTCAGCTCAAGGTAATCTTAACGATCAATCGTTTGATCATACTACGACTATTTTACCTAACTCGGAGCCGTACCTTGAACAACTTGATAAATGGACAAAAGGTGAGGCTGCTTTCCCACGGTATTACACCCTTACTGCTGCTACCAATAAGTATATCAGCGGTTGGGATTTGGCATCTCAGCAGTATCGCATCAAGTATGGACGAGAACTCGGCAAAGATGCTAAGCGGCGGGCATTTGAAAACCAGCCTGCCGCAGTTCAAGCAGTCCTAAATTTCCATCCTACTCAAAAGAAACTGGAACGAGCTAGGACTACTAACTTTGCACCTCAAGCATCGACCCTCAGTAATCCTCTTCTTAAACGTGCTGCAGACATTACGTCAAACTATGAGTCTGCAGGTGCTGGCGGTTACAACGCAGTTAATCAGGGTGGTGAAGCAGGTGGTACTAAAATTCCTGCAGGATTCTACTCTGGTGATTTCAGGAACATGAAACAACATAGTGGTCGTGATCTAACCACATTGACTGTTGGTGAGATTATGGATCTTCAAGCTGATCCTGGTAAGTCCATGAGCAATGCTGAGTGGGTAAAACAAGGTAAGCTTCACGCTGTTGGACGCTATCAATTTATTGGTAGCACTTTGAAAGGTCTTGTAAAGCGTTTGGGTATTTCTCGTGATGAGAAGTTTAGCCCTGAATTGCAAGATCGCCTTTTCTTATCTCTTCTAAAGAGTGGCGGTCCTGGCCAGTGGGTTGGACTTAATAAAGCTACACCTGAAGAACTCGAACTAATCCGTCGCGCTCAAGGAATGCTATGACATTAGAACAACAAAGAATTGACGCGACTTCTATGGTAGCCAAAGAGCTACGTGAACGAGAAGAGAAACAGCGTCAAGAGGAAGAACAACGTAAAGTTGAACAAGCTCAGTTAGAGCAAGAAAAAGCAGCTGTTGCTGAACGGGAAGAGTCAAAAAACACAATGAACATGTTTGAGCGTGCTCAAGCAAACATTGATGATATGCGGGCTGCTAAGAAACAAATGCAGCCTAACCAATATGGTCCAAGTGAGAACGCTATTGAACTGATTGACTCAGTTAAAGGCGGTCTTGCGAAGACTGCTAGCTCTGTCATGACGTTCCCAGAACGTGCATTTGACATGACGACTGGTGCATACGAGCGTGAAGTGGCTGAAACTGGTGAGTACAAGCCTGGGTTTGATCCCCTTGGTTTGTCTGACTACGAGTCAGGTACAAGAACTTGGTGGGGTAAGCTCAGTGAAATGGGCGTCCACTTTACCGGTATGGCTGGTGTTGTTAAAAAGGTTCCTGGCGTTGGACCGATGGTTCAAAGAGCTGGACTTAAGGGTGACTTAGCTGTTGGTTTTGTGTCTGATGCCCTTTCCTCTACTTCTCAAGAAGGTAACATTAGTCAAGAAATTTATGAATCTAAGTTGCTAGAACGTGTACCTCTTATTGGTACTGTTCTACAGCCTGCTGTGGGTGTAGTTGCAACTAAAGATAGTGATCATCCTTGGCTCAAAACTCTTAAGAATGCTGTTGAAGGCATGGGTGCTGACGTTATTGTTAGTAAAGTACTACGTGGTTTTACTAACGGTAAAGCTGTAGATGATGCCCGTAAAGAGGATATTCAAAAGCAAAAGGATGACACTGCTATCGAAGAGATGACTGCATCTCAAGATCAGCGAGCAGCTAAAGAAGTTGAGATTCAACAGTTTGAAACTGAAATCTCGACTATGGAAGCTCGGGTTAAAGGTATTGCCGATGGTCCTAAAAAGGATCAGTTGAATCAACAACTTGATATCCTTAAGAACGACCTAGAAACTACTAAGCAAGAACTGGAAAACGGTAAGTTTAGTGCTTACGTTAACCAAGAGATTGCTGACCCTTGGCTGGGTGCTCCTAACTCTCGTGCTGCGTCTACCATTGAACTGGATAAACAGGCTAAGCGTCTAGATGACATTGGTGATACCCCTGGCATGGGTTCTACTGACGCTATCTTTACCCCTGCTCAAGCTAACCGTATGGCTACTCAGTCTGGTTTGCTTGATGCAGAGCTGGACAAGATGGGTCGTGAACTACTGACTGATAAGAAGTATCAGGAAGAACTTGCTAAAGCCAAAGCAAAAGGTCAAACCTTTACTGAACACTATAAGTGGCACTTTGACCGGTTGCAAGAGACCATGGGTCGCCACGCTACCGCTGTAGACGCAGAAGACTTCTGGAAACCATTCTTTGAAGATCCTGCTAATATCATTGGTGGTGATGCGGTTTGGAGTTCTAAGAACGTCATCGCTGCTGACCTTGTTAACGCTTCGTTGTTCTCTCAACTGCGTGACCTTGGTATTGCCAGCCGTGAGCTGGTAGATGTTGCAGACATTATGGACACCGATGGTCCGATGAAGACCATTGCTGACCGTCTTATCATTGGTCTGACTAACGTTAAGCGTTCTCGTTACCTGCAATCTGCTGAATTCCGTGCTTTGCAAGGTAAGGAATTGAAGGAAGCTGAGCTTAAGAATCGTACTGAAGAGATCCGCGTTGAGTCGGAGTTCGCAGTCAACACCATGATGGAGATGGCACAACGCTCAGACAACGATGCTTTGGCACGTGCTCTGGCTGAGGCATTCTCCATGAGCAATAAGATCCAAAACTGGAAAGACCTTGACGCTTACATGCGTACCCGTCTGACCAGCATGGGTGTTAACGCTAACACTGGTTTGATGATTAAGGAGCTGCAAAGTGTAATGACACACAGCATTCTTAGCGGTCCTAAGACTCCTTTGCGAGCTGTGATGGGTACCAGTACTGCTTCACTGTTGAGACCGGCTAACACCGTTCTTGGAGCTGCTATGCGTCGTGACTGGGATAGCTATCACGCTAACCTTGCTACTATCAACGCATTTACGCAAACTATTCCAGAAGCATTTAAGTTGTTTAGGACTAACCTGAACTCCTACTGGAATGGTGATGTAGCTAACATTAAAACTCGTTTCCAAGAGGCTCAAACTCGTTCTGCTGATGAGTGGGCATTTTATGGTGACTGGGTAGAAAGGAATGGTAATCTGGGTGACAAAGCCGCTTATCACATTACTAACATTGCTCGTGGTCTTAACAACAGTAAGTTTCTGACGTACAGCACCTCTATTATGGGTGCTACTGATGATGCTTTCAAGTTGATTATGGGTCGTGGTCGTGCACGTGAGAAGGCGATGCGTCTTGCTCAAGAACAAACTAAGGAAGGTATTATACCAAAAGTGACTCCTGAGTTGCTTAGGAAGTATGAAGATAACTTCTATGATGACCTACTTGACATGGATGGTAACGTTGATATTAACAGCGACACCTTCCTCAAGTCTATGGTTGAAGAAGCTACTTTGACTAAAGACCTGGACAACCTTGGTAAAGCTCTTGAGGATCACTTTACTAAGATGCCTTTTACCAAACCGTTCTTCCTGTTTGCACGGACCGGTATCAACGGTCTAATGGTCAGCTACAAGAACATGCCTGGCATTGGTCTGCTGCACAAAGAGTTCTACGATATTAACAAAGCTACGCCTGATGATCTGATGGCTGTGGCTAAGTACGGTATCACAACTGCTGAAGACCTGGCTAACGCTAAGGCTATGTACGCCGGTCGTCAAGCGGTTGGTGGTGCTGTGACTAGCATGGCTGCATTCCATTATATGAATGGTGGTCTGACTGGCAACGGTCC